GGTAGCGTGACTGATGTATTGCCGTTTAAGGTCAGCCCAAGACTGTAGTTACCCGTGAAGGTAAGCGTATTCAGCGCGTTGTTCGCAACCCCAGTACCACCATTAGCAGGACTTAACGTACCTGCAACTGTCACCGCACCCGATGTTGCCGTGCTTGGTGTTAGCCCCGTGGTTCCAAACGAAATCGTACCGACAGTACCTGCGGTTGTTGCAAGTGTTCCCGATGTGGGAAGCGTGACGTTCGTTGCACCTGTTGACGTTAACGTGATGCTGTTAGCACCTGATGTGGCTAGGGTTGAACCATTAGCCAGTGTTAACGTACCCGTGGTCGTTGAAACCGTTAAGCCGTTAATACTCGTTGCTGTTGCTGCACCAAGCACAGGGGTTGTTAGTGTTGGTGACGTAGCCCGAACCACGCTTCCCGTACCCGTATTAGCGGTCCAAGTTGGCGCAGATCCTGTAGAGGTCAAAACAAAATTAGCTGTACCGATGGACAAGAAGCTCGTAGCCCCTGAACCCGTCTGATAAGGCACCGATCCGGCTGCACCACCCGCAAGGTTAGTCGCCGTACCAATCGTCACCCCTGAAGCCGCCGTCCATTGAGGTGCTGAACCCGATGAGGTCAGGATGGTTGTACTTGCGCCTATGGCTAGCTTCGTAAACGCAGTTCCTGTTGCGTAGTAAACAAGATCACCAGCGGTGTAACTAGACTGACCTGTACCACCCTGATCCGTGGTTAGCGTACCTGTAGAGGTAAGTGCCTTAGATCCATCCGTAAAGACTGCTTTACTTGCCGTGGCCGAAGATAAGATCGGTGCCGAACTAAAGGTCTGTATGCCCGTAAATGTCTGAGCCGCATCCGTCCGTGCAATCGTTGCACTGGTTCCCGGAAAGGTCATCGTGGTGCTATCAGTACCTGCTAGCGTCAGGCTATTACTAGCCGTTAGTGTCTTACCATCAGCAATGGTCAGTGTTGCGCTAGATGCCGGAGCAGTGATCGTGACTTTGTTGTAAGCACCGCCAGTAATATCACCCGTGCTATCAGCAATCGTAACGGCTGAGTTTTGGATGATCTTGCCGGTCGTACCATCAAACCGAGCAACTGCGTTATCAGTAGAAGAGGCAGGTCCGTCTACATCACCCGAAGCAATCTCTTTGAAATCACCGGCATTTGTGTCCCAGGCTACCCAAGTCTGTTTACCCGGAGCAACTGAAATACCTGTCGTAGGCCCAGTGCTTCCCCTGATCGTGACATTGAACCCACCAGAGGTGTTGTTCATCACAATGTAGGCTTTACTGCTATTGGGTACGTTGATATACCTGAGTGCTGTTCTTGATCCCGTACAGTTCAGGATCATGTACTGGGCTGATGTCGTCCCAATATTCGTTGCTGAACTTGTACCTTGCGTCAGGGTCAGCGTGACATCACCGTCAGTGCTTAATGTCTGTGTACCCGCAATTGCAATATCAAGGTATGAGGTAACGGCGTTGTTGACATCGTCGCCCCAAGTTCCAGACTCGGTGCCCGTGACAGGCTGACCGAGGGCCAAAAGGGATGTGTAATTGACTGTCATGTCGTTATCTCAGTCCAATTAGCGGTTTGAGAAGTATTGATCTGCTCCCAGAACAATACAGCAGAGATGCTATCAGCACCAGATGCGTTTTCAAGTACAGATAGCTGCATTTCCACGTTGATTGAAACAAGGTCATTACCAGCCGCATTCTCAAGCACAGAACTAATAAAGCTTGCTGAACCTGAAATACTGTCTGCACCAGCAGATGTTTCAATAATCGTTCCACCAAAATTAGCAGCCCCTGCAATTGTATCTGTACCACTGGCTGCTTCAATAATATCGGTGGCAAAGTATGGGTTGCCTGCCATGAGGTCATTGCCCGATGCGGCTTCAAGAATAGATGCTGGATACTCAACCCCCGGCACAGCAACTGTGTCGTTTCCTGAAGCCAGTTCAAGAACAGAACGATCATAAGCTGACCTGCCCCAAGGCCCAAATCCCCATGCACCTGATCCCCAGCCGCCTTCACTCATGTTGCCGTGAGTCGGAACTCATAAGTAACTGAGATCACGTCCCCGGATACCACAGACCGATCTCCGGGCGATTGGAAGTCTGCGGCACTGAATAACGTACCCGTCGTTCCTAAGATCGTGCTGTTACTTGTTAGGAAGGCGCCACCTACCGTTGCGGTTGCGTCAATATTAAACACAGCCTTATTAGAGGTGTTCGTTACTACCGAAGGATTGGCATTTGTTGATGCGGCAAAAGTTGCCGCTGGTCTGGTTGCATCGCTGTAGCAATCAATCTCTGTCCAGCCAGCATGGGAAGACATCGTATCCGAAGCAGCCGGTGTATTACTTGCAGCAGCACCGTATAAGCCCACATACCACTGCGTGATCTGTGCTGCCGAGTTTGCCAGTGCCGTGCCAGCCATGTACTGAAGCCCGACATTGACTACCAAGTTATCACCCTCAGCAGTCCACTTGAGGTTGCCATCCTTGTCATGGCACTCTGCATAGTACCTACCGCAGGCCACAGCCGATTCACCCCACGATGTTTTAGCGGCTAACCCGCTAGAAACTTGATCACCCGCTTTTGCTTTTTCCATCATGCAATCCTTAAAACGGCGTTGGTAGCATCATTAACCGGGAATGTAATCACCAAGTCCTGTGCGGTTTTAGTGATATTAACCCCGAAGTTTAATACTGCAACGGAACGATTTCCATTAGTTGAGTTGTAAATAAGCGCCCCATTGGTCGTTAACGTGACGTTTGTGAATGTCGCATTTTGGAAAGACCAATAAGAAGTAGTTCCTTGAAAGCTTGGCGTGATGTTTGTGAGGACAATTCCTCCAGCGGAATAATTGGTTCCACTGACTTCACCTGCCGTCGTGTAAGCAGTCGTTGAGGCACCGAGATCCGCGTTGGCGGTGTATAGGGCCAGCTTAAAGACATCGCCCGTTCCCGTGGTGAAGTTATGAAGACCCTGCGCTACTTCAACCTTGAAGCTCGTCGTCAGGGTTTGAATGATCGCCATTACACCACCTTATCCCGAACTTGGCCAGTCCTGTACGCATCCTGGCGCTCCAGTCCATCACCAAGTCGTTTGGCTAGTATTAATGCCTCTTTGTACTTGCCATTGATATTGGCCATCAAGTCAGGCTCAAGCTTCAAGAATGTACTTGCTTCAACCAAGCAGCCGTATAAAAGCACCGAGTCAAAGTTATCGCTCAGCCATGTGGTCGTCGCATCCACATTACCCGCACCAATGGAAGACGGGTAGTAGAAGTAATGAAGCTCTACCGAGTAACCCGAATTGGGTGTTGGCCCAATAATGAACGTCAGCTCTTTCGGAAATGTCGGATAGTCTGGGCCAAATAGTGCGTAACAGTACGGGAAGCCTGCATCCGTGGGCGATGGAAATGACTCACGTATGAAGTTCACATCCTTATTCAGGAGATACTTATACGATCCATCCGTATCAATCACCGCCATGGAATAGACGGCCAAGAAGTCTGACGGGCACTGAAGATACTTATTGCCGCTGGTCAAACTCCCGGTCACGTTCTTGCGAAGCGATGGGAATTGAATGGTATTGAAGATGCGCTGTTCAGTTTGCTGAGCAAATGTCTGGAGCGTGGACGTCTCAAACGTCGTCTCAAGATAATCCTGAATAGCTGTCTTCAGCTCACCCCAGTTCACGCCATTGGCCCCCGGCACATAACACCCTTGGTTGCTGCCCCTGCGCCACGCATTTTAATACCAGTCGTCTTGACTTGGCTATTAGGATTGATGGCCACCCCATGTGTGGGCTGCCAATCCTTATCCATGTTGTATGGCATTTGCTTGCCTGGATTAGGCGATGCAACAACCTTGGCGCCAGTCATCGTATGCGGCTCTGCGTAAACAGATGCCGGACCGACTTCCTTGCCGCCCTGCTTCATAGAGTACTTGGCCATAACTTACCCCTGGTTGCGTGCGCGTGCAAGGTTGCGACCCATCTTCTTCATCATCTCTGATGTAGGTCCACCCTTACGCATTTTGGTTAGGGGCTTGCCTGGGTGCATGGCCTTCTCATGCTTATGCACAGCAGCCGCTGCCGTCTTTTTGTCCTGCTTGATGTCGTCCTTCATGTCAGCTCCTATGATGCTGTGACACTGTTCAACAATGCTTGACCCACAAGGTGATTAGGGGTCATGCCGGAATCGTATGATCTTGCACCGCCAACAGGGTTGAAGCCCCATTCAATAACTCGGCTTCCTTCAGATGGAACCCCCGTGTAAAGCGGGCTTGTTCCTACCGTGTTGTTCGTCTGCATCCCGTTGTAACCTGACTGGTAATACGAATTGGAATCGGGACGAGGATTCCGTACGGCCTGCGGGTCATTCACGGGAAACATGCCTAGCTGCAATTGCGGCTGGTCAGGCTCCCAGCAAGTCGGACATACCAGTATATTGACATTTTTTGTCTTGATTGTCAGCGGCTTTAGCTGTTTAAGCTTATAGCGGAACCCGCAGCGATCACACTGCGATATGGCCCACTTACCACTGGCAAACTGATTGGGCATTTAGAACCCGCCCGTTCCTAAGAATGACTGCCTTGGCACAAACCTAATTGGCGCCTTTTCACGATCCTCCGTGGACGCCAACTCCCAAGCCTGGTCATACTGTGCTTTAAGGATTGGCATCCTCTCCAAAGCCCCATCTACCTTCAATGAAAGTTTATATGCCAATCCAGCAATCAGAGCCTCTTGGAATCTGAATGGTATGTCTTCAACGTTCACACCATTACCAGCGTCTTGCAGCCTTCTCATGCGCCAGTAAACCAACGTGTAATAAGGACTGCTGATAGAACCCTGGTCCGGGGCCGGCCATACCGTGACATTAGGAAACTTGGTATTACTTACCTCTGCGCCAGATGAATGACTTGCAGCCGTTGTGTTGTTCTGCCCACGGACAACATTGTCTAGCGTTGCATAAGCCGAAGCACCTGTTGCCACATTCTCGGCTTGGGTTGAAGTACCGTAGTAATAAACCGTCTCCGAACCAATGTTTGCATATCCTGCATATGGTACCCCTGCGAGGCTAGACATCGGTATTGTTGTAGCAGAGGATGTGATGTTAGCCGCAAGCGTCCCAGTAAAGACATATGTTTGACCGCCTTGCCTGTCAATGTAGATCTGAATAGGCCGCCCTGTGGCTAGCTTATTAGGAATGGTTGAGTAAGTGCTTACCGAGATCCGGCTGATATTGATGTCCGTCTGGTTTTGACTTTCCCCTGTGCGGATAACCGTTTCAACAAGATCTACTGTGTTAATTGGAATAGGGTAGGTAATCTGATTGGCATAAAGCTGGATTGCCCCCTGCTCCATGGTCCACAGGTTTATCCCCTGATTCGCCCACTCTGAGAGCAAAAGGTTGAGAGATCTCCGAGCTGTACGCAAGTCATAACCAGACCGTAGCTCTCGTCCACAACGCTCATAAGCTTCCTCAACGTATTCGTTCAGGTTTGGATTAAATGTTGTCGTTCCCGTGGTTGTCATTTGCCCACCTTCCTAAACGGTGCAACCTTTTTGGCAATAGTCTTTGGCTGCGCTACAAACTGCTTACCCTTAGCCTTACCTGCACGCTTTGCCCTAGTGGTCGCAGCATACTCCTGTGGAGATAACGATTTGATTGCTGACTCTGGAAGATAACGCTCCCCCGTATCAGACGATCGTTTACCACTCTTGGTAGTCCATTTCTGGTCCCCCCAAGCTTTCAAGGATTGCTGCGGAGCCTTCACTTGTACTTGCCTCCAGCAGCTTTATATCGCTTAGCGAGTAGCTGTGCTTTGCGGGCGCTCCACTGGCCTGCACCAGTCCCCTGCACAGCGGCAGCTTTGATTGAATTAAACAAACGCTTCCTCATGCCAGGCTTGGTGTAGTTACCAGCCTCATTAACCTTTGATACTTTCCCGCCTTCTGCGTACTGAATGAAATCAGTATCGTCACGTCGGGATCGTAATTTTGGGCGCGGCATTTTGGAGGGATTGATAATCCCCATACCCCGTGACTTTTGCATTCATCGCCTCCATCAGTGCGGCTAATCCCATGGGCAAATAAGGATTCAAGGGACGTAGGTAATTAGGATACGGCATACCGTAATAAGTTGAAAGTTCTGGACCTAAAACAGTTGGTTGCTGGAAGTCCATCGTGTTATCAGTACCGGTTCCGGGGCCAACGGGCTTGTTAACTGTTATGCCAGGTTCTAGCGTTATTGGTGGAATAGTTATTGGCGGCGTAGGCGTTACGGGTGTCGTAGTCGTTCCGCCTGTTGTTGTGGTCGTAGTAGTTGTACCGCCAATATCCAAAGGATCATCTGTAGGCAACTCTTTTGTTGACTTAACCTCTACCGTTGGCGTGCCACCAACAAAGATGCCGCCTTTATCGACGTTGACATCCGGTATCAAAGTATTAATGTCGAGCTGTGGTTCATCCACTATTGATTTTGCATTTACCACTACTGATGGGGTTTCGCTTACTACGGCATCTTCAGCCTTTGGAACAGCAGACTCAACGGTTAACTTAGCCGCATTTGGATCTTCTGATTTTGCTGCCACATTCACAGTGCCGGCTTTTTGTATTTCGCCGGCGCCAGGGATGATTGTGTTGATGTCAGTGAAATCTACGGCCTCAGCGGGCTTTTGACCGGTCACTGTAACGGTTGGCGTACTTGTCATTACATTTGTTGACCCAAGTCCAGCACTCGGTGTGACACCTTCTATAGTTAATTGTTGGCCTATAGGGGATGTAACCTTCTGCCCAGTGACCTCAACTTTTGGAGCGGATGTTATTACATCCTCACCATAGGATCCCATGGCTGTATCAGCAGCACCCGTTACTGTCACAGCGTTAGATGCGAGCTGAGCTATATCGCTACCAGGCTCACTAACCCCAGCCAAAGCTTTTTGTTGGTCATCAGTTAAGCCATTGAGTGTAATTTTGTTTGATGTCAGCGCATTAGAAGCGCCAGAAGCGATCTCATCAATTAGCTTGGAATTGTTGGTAATGAAGTTCATGACAGCCATCGGGTTTTGAGCCATGGCTGTTATGTTCTGAGCACCAGAGAGAACGGTTTGCGTAATAAACTTTGCTTGTGCGGGCGTTATCGTTTTGCCGCTGGCATCCACAATCGCCTCGGTTACCAAGGGCGTCACAGCTGATGTAAGTGTTTTGGTTAAGTCAATCTTTCCATCGACTATCAACTGGCTCAATGAACTACCGACGGCTCTTGCTGCAATCGTGGCTTGCTGATCATTAAGAAGGAATGCCGTTTTTTCCGCATTTTCAAGATTCGATAGCATTTTGTAGGCTTCTTGAGCAGCCATGGTACCGATAACAGGGGCCACGCCAGCAACAAATCCTTTATTAAAGTCGCCGCCAGCAGCCTCGTTTACCAAACCTTGATATGTTCCTCGCGCTATTGCTGTAGCCGTAGGCAGCGCTATCGTAGCAGGCATACCAGCCGCCATAAGCATTCCAGTTAATCCCGTTGCACCAGATGCCACCGCAGTTGTTGATGCGGCGGTTCCTGCCGCCACTGCACCAACATCTACTGCTGCGCCTGCGGCACCAATAAGCTCAGGCAGTAAGTAAGGTGCAGCAAAGGCCGCAGCTACAGCAAGAGGAAGGGCATACTCTCTGGCGCCATACTTTTCTTCCCAATTGCTGGCTATACCTGCGCCACCACCAGACGTTTGTCCAAGGAAGTATCCTGTACTTCCCTTGCCTTCGCCCTCGGATCCAAAGCGCCACATACCTCCGTTATCGGACTGAGGTACGGCTTGCAACTCTTTGCCGGTTTTCTTATCAAAGTAAACAACGTAATTAGTGGCTTGCTCGCCCTCTATCATGCGGAAATCATCTCCCTCTCCAACTCGTTCAGTTGTAGGCCTAGATCTGGTTTCCACACGCGTGCCAATCTGATTCAGATCCGTAATACCGTATTGGGTTAGGTAATCAACCATCTTCTTAGAGTGATGATCCCACCCTTGGTTCTTATCCCATACGCCCGCGGTAGTTCCACCCTTGGTGATTTCATTAAGCTGATTGGTTAGACGCTCTTGGCCAGTAAGCTTTGCATCTGCTTCTTTGGCGGTTACATAGTCTTGAATACCGGTTAATAAGTCCTTGCGGCTTTCTGGGGTCCCGATGTAATTCACAACATCAGCAAGATTCATCTTGTTGTCTGAAGCAAACTTGATGATCTCGTCATAACTTAGTTGCTTATCTTCACCGGCCGCAAGATCCAAGCCCGATTTAATCTTGGTATCTGTTTGATACTGTGTAAGCTGATCAGGCTTAACACCAATATAACCCGCCAAGTCCTCGATCGACATGTTATTTGTCGATGCGTACTGAAGAGCCTTGTCAAAAGCAATCTGGCCTTTATCATCCGCAAGCTTATTCAGATCAGAAGCTATAGCCTGATCTTTTTGATATTTGAATATCTGCTCAGGTGCTACCTTCAAATAGCCTGCAAGCGCATACGGACCGACATTATTCTTTGATGCGTAATCAAGCGCTTTATCAAATGGGATATTGCCCTTTGTATCGGCCAACTTGTTTAGGCCAACAACAAAGTCTTGGCTCTTCATGGCCGAATTAGTTGCAGCCTGGTCTATACCAAGCAAGTCAGCCAATCCTACCGGGGCATTAGTGCCAGAATCTCGAATAGCCGTGGCGATCGTACCCAGGTTATCTGATACAAGCGTCTTGAATTCATCTGGTGTCTTGTTAAAGAACTTGGCCAGATTGTCTAACTCAATACCTTTATCAATAGCCAGTGCCAAAGCCTTGGGCAATCCTACCGCCCCTGCTGCATCTGCTACTGAAGCAATCTGTTGCCGGTCCTTTTCATAGACCAGCATGTCTGTCGTGAGCTTGGGGAACTTTTCTTTCAGCGCATCTTGAACGTCTGCATACGCAAGCTTATTGCCATCTGCGTATTCAACAATCTTGGTCATGCTGACATTACCGTCCTTATCTAGGAACTTGGCAACGTCTGCTTGGATAGCACTTGCTTCCTTGGTTTTTATCGCAGTGCTAATAGCTGCATTGGCGGTCGTTTCATCGATGCCAATAGTTTTAGCTATCTGCCTTACCTCCTCTGCCGAGGCGCCATTCTGTACAAGTTTGGTAATTGGATCTTGCAACACCTTGGACATTGCCGTGGTGTAATCATTAACCGTTTTGCTTGTACCAAAAGCCGTATTCACCATGTCCACGGCTAACTGCGGGGACCATGACTTCTCTAGCGTTATCTCAAGCAATCGCTGATCCATCAGCAAATCACTTGGATTTCCTTGCGTCAGACGAGTCTTAAACTCATCCGCGGTCATCCCAAACTTTGACCTTTGCGAATCAGCTATCTGCTGTGGCGTTGGTCCTGATGGCGGAGGTTGTGAGGGAGGTGGAGGCGGCGAGGGAGGGGCGGGTTCTGGCGCAGGAGGCTCTGGCGGGGGAGGAGCGTAAATATTACGAATCTCGCCTGCCGAGTAACCAGCATTTACTAAATTAGCAACAAGAAACTTTGGCAAACCTAACTCGGAAGCTAGGTCTGCTATGGGATCAGAAGGTGGTGCCTGTACTTCTTGGACGGTTTCTTGAGGAGGTTTCCACCCGCCCTCTTTGATCATCCATTGAATAGTTCCTTCGTCGGCAATGCTTCTTAATTCATCAAGCGTTGTACCCGCAGCGGTAAACCGCGCAATTTTGTCAGCCGCGCCTAGACCAAACCATTCACTATCAAATACAGGAAGTGCCACAAATCACCTTAGCAAGAGCGTCCGCCCTTGGCCATCTTAACCATGGTTCCTTTGGTCTTGCCCTTCGTTGCCACGCCATCTTTACTAGGAGCGGCAGTCTTTACTGAGCCCATCTTGGAAGCGTGCACCTTGCCACCGTGCATGTATCCGCCAGAGGCCATCTTCTTTGCAGGTTTCTTTTCCATCGCTTTTTGCTCCGATATGCCAATTGCTATGGCTTGCTTGGGGTTAGTAACTTTCTGGCCCGAGGAAGACTTGAGTTTGCCCTCCTTGAACTCTTTCATGACACGTCCAATTTTATCCATCAGATATACCTTCCGCGGGTTTTGCCACGCTTTGCAATACCGTCACCACGGCTAGATGCTGATCCTACTTTGCCGCCGCGCTTCATGCCCATCTCAATCACATCTTCACTACGACTAGTTCCACCGAGCTGCCTGCGCTTATTGGCTTGAGTCTCAAGCCTGGCCTTACCCATATCCTTCTCAAAAGGCAAACGCCGGCGAGGCGATTCTAATTGCGCCATGGATTCTCGACGCTTAACCAAATCGCTTCCCTTGGTAACCAACTCTCCTTTGGGAGACTTTGTAGCAAGCTCTCCGCCACGAGTGGCCAACTCACCACCGCGCTTGGGAGCCATGGCAAGCGCTTTAGCCGCTTCCTGCGGGATGGATGGTTCAACGCGAGCCTTAGCCGCTTGCGGTGCAATCTTTGCAGCTAAACCGGCGCCAGCTGCTTTAAGACCTTTGAGCAAAGGTCCGCCAAAAAGATTCATCTCCGGTGTAACACGCTCAATAGGTTTGTCATAAGCCTTGAGCCTCTCAATCTCAGCTTTGACATCCTTCTTGGGAACGGGTTTCACCTCTGCTTTAGGCTGCGATTTAACCTCTGACTTTGGCTTTGCTACAACCTTCGGGGCCGTGGTTTTCAAAGGTGTGCGAGAAAAACCAGCGGTACTAGGCTCGGCAAGGTCTGTATCACCTACTGATTCAATACGAGGGGTTCGTACCGGCGCAGACTCGGCTTTACGTATGTTGCTAAGATCTATGCCCTGCTGGTCGTCCATTTCAGACATAACTTGGCGCAAGGGCTTCCTTGGTGTGCTGCCAGACATGATGGCCTCACCGCTACTATCCCTAACAATCTCGCCGCTGCTATCCCTTAGTGGCTCCCGGTCTATATCAGGAATGTCGCCACCTTCTTGGAAACGCCTGCGCTTCTTCATACTACCCCCTACTTTAGTAGCAAATTCCGTCCATGGACGGAATTACTTCATCACGACCATCGTGCCTTTAGTCTTGCCACGCTTGGCGCATCCATCGGCAGCTTTCACGTAACCACCGGCTTTGAACATCTTGCCAAGGTTAGGGCGCTGGTCCATCTTACGAAGCTTGGCATCCTCTACTTCTTGTTGCATCGCACCCTTCTCTTTTTGGGTGGGTACAAGATCGTAGTTAGGGTTGTAGTTTGTGTCGCCATGGCGCCCACGGCCTTTACGGGGATCATTTTGCATCATCATTTCCTTTCAGCGAGGGCATCAATTTTTGCTTCAAGTCTTGCAAAGCCTGAGTCAAAGCGTTCAATAATCTTTTCCATGTCAGCACGAACTTCTGCGCGAGTGATGTGATCACGGGCAATTTCCTCCCGAGTTCTGTTAAGTAGGATCTGGATGCGCTTTTGTTCATCAGATGCTTGCTTAAGCATGAACATCACCAGACCCACCAAGAACGAAGTGATTAAATTCCAAACCAATGTGCCCGTTTCCATTTAGCACTTCCACTTCCTTAAGGATTTGTTAATGCGGCTATCTGGATCACTGGCTGTCTTGGCTGACGTAAGCTTTTTCTTCATCCCTTCCATCCTGGCGCAGAATGATTTCTTACGTGCCCCGCCTTCTGGCTGAGGAGCTTTAAGACCCGGCTTACCTGGATTGGCTTTGTTATAAGAAGCCCGGCCCTTGGCGTTTAAGCCGCCTTCCGGGTTTTTACCTTCTTTACGCTGCCAAGCAGGCGTCTTAGCCATAAAACACCGTGACTTTGGCGTTGGACAGTGTGGCGTATGCACTTGTTTTACACCAAACACCTTGCCCAGGAATGACCACGTTAAAGGTCTCTCCATTAGCTACCGTGTTAATAGTGAATAACGTCGTGCCGCCAGAACCACCGTCTTTGATAATTACACTGCCAATCGAGCCACCAGGTTCAATCACCAACCCGCGAACACGGGTCGGTGTTGCGCTAATATCCCCAGATGCGGCAAGTGATATGCCGGAGACATCTGTTTGCATGATGCGCCCCTATTAAGACGTTGCAAACGGTGTAGCGGGTGAGCTTGTACAGTTAATGACGCCTGTCACCATGTACTTGAGAGCTGCAATCGCAATGATCTGGACCCATGAACCAGCAACACCACCAGTAGTCGTGCCATTTAGGTTTATGAAGTCATCATTAGCACCAGCAGTAAATCCTGCCATGGCGCCCGATGAATCCGTATCTACGCTCAGAATAGACCCAACATAACGGTCTGTGCCGTCAGTGGCAATCTTCAGCGACGATGTTGCAATCGTTGTTGGAATCCAGATGGTGTAAGTGACACCTTCATTGTTCGCCGTATTGGGATCATTACCAGGACCAGAAGAAGATACATTGGCCGAGGTATTGATAGTGGGCAGGGTAAGCGTTAGATCAGCAGCCAAGGTGCCGCCAACAGACAGGATTCTGCCGCCATGGGCCACTGGATTCAGTGTCGTACTTGCTGTGATTTCTACAATAGTGGACGGGCCTTGCTGATAAATGCCGCCCAGTGAACGGATAGGACCGTCAAAGGTAGTGATTGCCATGTTAACTCCGCGTAGTAGCGCATCCCCATACCGTCTCTACTAAGTCTGCTAGGCCAGTCGATATGGGTTAAATCCTAGTATGAGTGTTGTATCAGTTTGTGGGGTGGGTGTCAATGAGCTTTGCGCGTATTAACGCTAAATCATTGTCGGTTGGCTTTGAGTCTACGCCACCATACTTAAATGTGTAGCCCACTAACCGCCCTTTTGATAAAGGCTCTCCAGACACCAAAGCTCGGCGCAACGTGGGCATGGTCATGTCATAGTACTTTAAGACCACAGAAAGGCTTGGAAACAAAATACCGTCGGGCATTACAAATACTGTTTTGCTCATCTTCTGTTTTGCCTCATCAGTGTGTTTCCGACCAAGCCAATGTTTATGGCTTCTACCAGCTTCAATATTTGCCTTGATCTTTAGCAACCCTTGCTCTGAAACTTTGCGACCCTCTGCTTTTGGCTTGCCGCGCTGTGCGTCACCAATTTTTTGTTTCGTTTCCTCAGAAAGTGTTTTGCCGTAACGATAATGATTTTTCCCTACGGTCGGGGTTCTGTTCTGTCTAATCTTGAGTTTTGTTTCTTCGCTGTGTGTTTTGCCAACTCTTGGGTGATTAAAGTAGTCGGCAGCATAAAACTCTTTCAGAGTTGCAGATATTTTTTCTTTTTGTTGCTCTGCCATTACACGGCCAAAGTTAGGCGTTGCTTCTGGCGGCGCGTTTCTCCACGGTGCGTCTGATGAATATCCAGAGTTATAGCAAGAAGGTTTTCCTACATGCTGAACAAGATAAATATCCTCTATTTGTTGAAGCGACATCGTTTCCGGGACTGTCTCTACAACAACAAATTCAAATTTATCTTCGCCGTATTTATTCCATGCGGCCTGCAAATGCTTGCAGTGGTGTCTGTTACCACGAAGTAATTTACGGTGCTGCCTAAAGCGCACCTTCTTGTTTGTTGTGCTGCCTACATAAAACTTGTTGTTGACTACGTTGATAATTTTGTAAATGACCTGTTCCATATTCCCTCCGTTACAAAGCCATAACCGTAATGTACCGCAAGGAACCAACAATGTCAACAGACAAAGAAAAAGCCCGCTTTTTAGGGCGGGCTTCTCAAGCTAAGTGCTTGATATATAAGGCTTAAGCGCCTTGTGACCCAAAGATACCTAACGGATCGCTCACTCCGAATGAGTAGCGTTCACGAGCTTTGTATCTTACATTGCCCGTGTCAAAGTCACCGTCCATTCCAGTCTGCATCGGTGTCCGCACAAAGTGCTTCAATCCGTTGGGAACGTCGGTCGTGAGGAACCAGCCGTTCGTGTCAGTCAAGAAGTGGTTGATCGTGTAGCCTTCAGGGATTGCTCCGTTGTTCTTGATGGCGTTGATGTCGTTGTTGTTGGTGCCGACACGGAGTTCGGTTTCCAACAGACGCGTTGCCACGAACTGGAGGTTAGAAGGAACAATCAACTTGCGGGGACGAGCTGCGATCAACAGGCCACGTTCATCCGTCCATGCTGCGATCTGAATGACTGCGTTTTCCAACGAAGTTTCATTCAAGTCAGCCTGGGTGGAAGGCGTGTTGCTGTTGGTGCCGCCTGACACAAGAGGATGTGAAGTGGAGAACAGGGGCTGTCCATCACCGTAAGTAACGGTAGATGCCCATCCGTTGTTCAACACGGCTGCTGCTTTCACCTGCTTCGTGTATGCCATGGCGCGTGCAAGTGCCTTGGTATAACGTGAGCTGAGGTTATCGTACAGGTTATCTTCGATCGCTTCTTCAGTGATCGAGAATCCCATAGCAATGGTCTCGTGCGTGTAGCGAGCCGTCCAAGCTTCTTGCGCGTTGTCGTATGCAATCGCAGAACCTTCGTTCTTAACGGGTGCAGCCGAGAAGCCAGAGAGCTTGGTTTCCTCTTCAAACGAACGCTCAGAGGTCTCTGTTTCGTAGATCTCTTTGTGTTCTTCGCCATAACGAGCGTACTCAAGACCGAACAGGGCGTTCAGGCCGGGGAGCAGCTCTTTCAGTAGTTGTGCGCGTGAAATAGCCATTTAAGTTTCCCCTTACAGTCCGACTGGGTTGTAGTACGCATGACCACCCGTCACTGTCGCGGTGCCGCTGCTCGGTACAACATAAGGAGCATTCCACTTAACAATAACTTCAGGATAGTAAACCGTACCGCTATAGGTAAATGCCGTGTCAGGCACCACATCAATGATTCGCAAAGGCAGCGTAGCTGTTACTGCGCCCGATGCAATATCTATTGCATAACGCGAGTCTTTGGTTGTCGTGTTCAGGGTGTTTGCCACCATGGCCACGTTCAAGCCAATGCTTGTATAAGTAAAGCCAGAGGTCGTCGAAACAACCGTGGTTCCACTAACACCGCAGACCTGGAACAACTGATCAGGGTCTTCACACACATAAGCAATGATCTCGGTATTGCTTGCCACCGAAGTGTTGGCAATCCAAGCTTGCGAAAATGTGGGTTGACCAGTCACAGACGAAACAAACGTACAGCCCATGAACACACCAGCAAAACCAGTGGTCGGGGGTGTCGTGGTTTCCGTGCAAACAACAACGCATCCGTTGCTGTCAAACTTCACAGGATCACCAAAGCCAATTGAGCTTGCGCTAGAAGAATAAATCCGGCGCTGGCGAGTGGCTCCGGCAAATACCTGACCGCCGATCAAATTGATCGGACGCAGACCATAGGGGCCTGAAATCGTCGGGTAAGCCATTTGCTTTACTCCAAAAAAGGTTTATCTCTTACCGAAACGAACCTCGGTGCGCCTTTCATTAAAGAGCGGCATCCTTGGGTCGTTCTCTCGCATAAAGTTGTTGTCCACACTCTGCACCCAATCATTGGCTTGCTTCAGGTAATGACTATTACGCTGTTCGGCCATTTCGGCAGGGGCGCGGCACAACATCAATCCGCCTATCTCAATGTTTCCGGTTTGAGCTCCGTTTGCGAGCATGGCTCGGGCTACTTCTGGATAGTCTTCCCACTTGCATGGTTCAAACCCATCCTGATAACGGGTGGCTACATTCCTTGCATCCGTCTGTCCTAAGATGGACGTACGAACCCAACGGTGTCTCCAACCATCGCGCGGGAGAGGATCAGGCAATGAGCTGGGCGGCTTCCACTGCTTGGGACGCTCCGTGGTTTCACGGCTCTGTACTTCACGGGATTCGCGGCTCATAACTTTCCTTCCATGCGTAGTTTTGCCAATTCCATGGCGTATTTTTCAAGCGGAACTCCAAGCCTCTTGGCCGTATTAGCTTCTGAGGTTGTCAGCTTCAGTTTTTTAGGTGGCGAGCTGCGCGTTGCCGGGGCAACCACCGAAGCAGGAGGCTTTGCTTTTTCCTCTGGCGGCTCCCGATCGCCAAAGTACTCAGGGAATTTCTCCCTTACGCGAGAATTAATCTTCTCGTAATACTCATCCGTCAATGCGTAATGTTCGCCATTTTCCCGAGTAAGCTTTTTATGCAGGCCCATGGCAAAAAACGTCATCTCATCATCTACCCCAGGCTCGCCTGATTGACCAAACCACTTATTATTGGCCTTCCAGGTTTCTGCTTTGCGGTCTTGATAAGTATTCTGCTGAACATTATAAGCAGGGTTTTGTTGCTGTGGCAACTCGGGCGCTGGTTCGGGCGCAGCGGGTTTGAAGTTTTTAACCCGATCGGCCTTTAACATCGCCACATTTAATGCTTTCTGGGCTGCCAATATCCTGTCAGATTCTTGGCTATCCAACGCTTCTTTATAACTACGCTCTGCCTCAGCTACCTCTTTATCTGTGGCAAATTGCATCGTCTTTATTAACGTGCTTTCACCCGTAGTTAGTTTCTCTTTCAGCTTTGCATTTTCTTCAGCAATTTGTTTTGCATAGGCAATAGCTGCCTCACGCTCACGCTGCGCCTCTTCCTTGGCTCTGCGCTCATCGTGATACCCATGCTTCAAATGCTGAATGCGTTTCTTTACATTATCTGAATACTGTTTGATTTCATCATCAGGTATCTCAGATGGATCACCCTTTAATGGCGTCGCATTCCTATCCGCCTCGGGGCGATCGTCAACAATCTCGATCTCTGCCTCACCCTCGACTTCAAATTCAATCTTCTCTTCACTCATAACTTCCCCTTTATGCGCGGCTATAGCCACGAGGATCTTGAACCACACCCTCTATGGTGTCGTCGTTGATCAAACGAAACTCCCGTCCGTGAATCTTGAACCGGGTTCCTGAATAAGCACGCACTAAAACAAAATCGCCTTCCTTGCACCATGGTCCCGTTGGGAACTTTGCCGCATCCTTATAGCAATCCGGTCCCATCTTCAGTACAAACAAAACAACCGTGCTGAACTCTTCAATTTTTGCAAGCGAATCAGGCTTGAATAAACCATTGGCAAACTTATCCTCTACCTCTGGTAAGGCGCATAACATCCGATAACCCGTGGGCTCTGGGAGTTGCGTTGCTTCCTGCTGAGAATCCTCAGTAATATCACTCATCGTATTCCTTCATTCGATTGGCAAGGTCTTCGTTGATGCGCCTTGCGACCAAAAGACCTTGAATCTGGCCGCAGACGAATTTGTACTCCTCAAAACTCTTCATGCTCCCTTGCGAGAGTTGTCCTTCTAAATACCTAATCTGCTTATCAATCTCTAGCTCTACAGCTTCGGCGTAATTCATTTACCCATCCTTGCTAAAGACTGATCGCGCTGAATATCCGCCGCCTTATCAATCATCTTGGCCGCTATATTCTGCTCAGCTATCTGGTTCATGCTCTGAATCCGTTGCTGCTCAAGCATCACCTTGTCCTGCTGAGCCTGTGCTTTCAACATAATGTCAGCCTGATCCTTCTGAGCCTCACGCTGCTCCTTCTGCTGCTTAAGCGCCAACTCTGCCTGTTGCATCTGGACCAAAGGATCTTGTGCTTGCTGTTGAGCCTGCTGTTGTTGAGCCTCTGCCATGTGCTGCTGTAGTAACTGCTGGGCACCTCGCGCTGCAAGCCTTGAGATTTCAACCTCAAAGTCTTCAGGCAACGGCTGATCTGGTGGTGGCAATGGCACACCAAGCTGCTGCTCGATCTGCTTACGGTACAAGAACGCCATGTGCTCATTGATATGGGCCATGGCCGCAGCCATCATCACACCGCCCTGGGGATTTTGCTGCACTTGCTGTCTCAACATCGGATCTTGGATAGCCGCCGTATGGACCGCCAAATGAGCCTCATGATCTTGGTAGATAAAGGCTTTCACTGGCTGCATCGTCAGTATGGCCATGTTCTCCGATACCGGATCACGAGGTTGCTCTGCCTTGGCTGCTGGGATCAGCTTATCAATGTTCTTGATACCCAAGACTTCCAACATGCGCTTATGTAACTCTGGCATGTCATAGATCTGTGGAGCCTGTGCTGCCAACTGTAGTACTGCTTGATACTGCGTAACCCGCTGTGCAAGGGTTGTTGCATTAGGATCAGATACTGGTATGACATCAACCAAGTCATAGTCAGCTTGTTTGACCAGCCTTCCGCCAGGCGCATCTACATCGTAGCTATATTCTGTAGGTGCATAGTCTCTAATAATAGAAGCAAGAAGCTTAAACTCCTGACGCATGGAGTAATGAAGCCTTGCCTGCACCGCAGACATGACCTTGAGGGTTCTCTCCAATACGGCAAGCGTCGTACCAACCGGTGTATTCGCGGACAAGTCCGAAATCTGCATATCAGCCGTTGCAGCAAACCGACGGCCTTCCTGAACTATCGTCTGTAGCAACTGGTAAAGAACCTGACTTGGCTCTTTGTAAGGTAGCGGAAGGATGTTGTCCCTAATAGAACCTGATGGCACATCCACATCCCTGAACTCACCCGGTGCGATCGGTGTGTCATCACCTTTCACTCGCAGGCCGCGGGACTTCAATCCGCCCGGAAGGTTCGATAACGTACCAGCATCTACCAACTGACGAATCAAAGACGTGCCAGACTTGGCAAACGCACCTACCAAGTGAATTAATCCAAAACCATAGAACCCAAATCCCGGAATGTACGGGTAATGGACAAAGTGCATCCGCTTAAGCTTTAACGGATCCTCTTCATACCAGTTCCTACGAATGGCTAGGATCTTGTTCGTGCTTTCATCAATCGTCACCACATAAGGTAGTGCAATTTCCGTGGGGCCGTTCTTGTCAGTATCTTCAAATCCTGGGAGATCTAGCTCTACGTGCATCTCAAGAATGCGATACCTGTCATCCATCGTGGCTGACATACCTTCTTCTTCAGCCTTGCGCTTTTCTACCTCACTTAATACCGTGGATGGCTCGCCTAAATCCACATCGCGCCAGAATCCTGCGTGCTGAAGCTTCCTCACTTCATTTTGAGTCTTACGCATAATGTGCGTAATTCTTGGCGCCGACCTTAAATCGCTTGCACCAAAGGGAACCACAATATCCTCTGCCGGAATAAACATAGATACCGGCCGTCCAAGCGAAGGATCGTAGTAAACCTTCTTAAATGCCGACCCTGCCAAGGCCAAAGACCAAAGCATCTTCTCGTGCTCAGGTCTGTACTCAGGCATCTCTTCCGTTAAACGGTAGTTCATGTCATCTTTGACACGCTCTGCCGCATCCTCTTTCTCTTTAGTAAGCGATCCAACAATCTGCGTCTTCACCGGCCCCGAGGCAGGGAAAGTCTCCATGATGGATTCAGCTTGGAACCGTACAGCAGCCTCTGACAGTAGTGGATAAAACACACCGCACGCCCCAGGCCATGGTTCTGTACGCTCTTCGTACTTCAAACCAAGAAGCTTCAGTCCATCAGCGTAGGTATCTACCCATTCCTTGCGGGATGACTTGTCTGTCTCATAGTCTTGGATCAGATCACTAGCAATAGAAGCCAGATCCCGGTCATCCATGTACTCAGCAAGGTTGGCATCAAAATCTTCTGGGCTTTCACGCTCTGCCTCAAAGACAATCTCTACGCCATCTGCTGATATGGCTAACGCATCTGGGTTCTCAATCTCAATTTCCACTTCCGTGGGCTCTTCCATGGCGGCATCAAGACCTAATGGCGCAGGATAAAGTGCAGGTTCCATCTTGGCTCCTAGTAATAAGCAACCTTGCGCCGGTATATCGGCTCGCGGTCTTCATCATCTGATTGCAGGCTTAAAAAACCGCCCGTCCTAAAGCGTAATAAGGCTTGGGTCATCGAGTCTACTAGGTCATCATGCTCGCCCGAAGGAAAAGCTGCGACTTCCTCAATCAACTCATCCGCAAACTTACGCTCCGGCACCCAGATCCGCCCCGAAGCAAACAGATCCGATACAGCATTGAGCCTCACGATCTTGTCGTTTCCTTTGGTAGGACTGTACTCGCTGACCGGTATACCCATCCTCCTGAGTTCAAAGACCAACGGGCTTCCTGCTGCCTTGGCTTCAACCAAAAATACATCCGGTTCCCACTCGCGGTAGGTTTCATAAGCCTTCTGCTTAAGTTCAGGGAATTCATATCGGTCCTTAAACGCATCCAGCAAGATGATATTCGTTTCTCCCTCCTCTGTCGTCCACACACCCCATGTAGTACAAGCAGAAAAGTCAGCCCTATTGTGCTTAAGAAACGCCGTGTCCCAACTCTGAATCACAAAATCACATGGCGGCGGCCTATCACCCTCCCAAACCTTCCACCACTCTCGCTTAACAATCGCACCTTCCTCAGCCGTTGGCTGTTGCTGGTACTGAGCATTCCATTTACCTACCGGCAACTCCTCTTTAAGCGCCAGTAACTCCTCTAACTTCCAAAACTCAGGCCAAACAGGTTTACCAGACGGCATAATCGCAGGTAATTCAATCACCTCCCAATCATCACCACCTCTTGTTTGACTTGCTTTAATAACTTGGCCCGTAAGGTCTCTCAACGACCACCTAGTCATTACAATAATTATAGCGCCCCCAGGTTGTAATCGCTGCCGCGGCCCTGACGTATACCATTCATATACTGAATCAAATATATCTGGTTTATGAGCCGCTAATTTTGCTTCTTGTTCTGAATGCGGATCATCAATAATTAATAAATCAGCGCCTTTACCCGTTACAGAACCACCAACACCGATGGAAAAATACTCACCACCCTTATTAGTAGCCCATCGCCCAGCCGATTTATTATCTGCTTTGAGTTTTACATCAGTAAATACTTGATTATATTCTTCGGAATCAATTAAGTTTCTAACTTTACGTCCAAAACCAACGGCTAATTCAGCAGTATGTGAGGTCTGTATTATCTTTTTATTCGGATTCTTACCCAAAAACCAAGCAGGTAATAAATAACTTGCAAACTCAGACTTGGTATGTCGAGGTGCCATATTAATAATAAGACGTTTATTATGTCCATTAACAACATTTTCAAACGCCTTAGCCACGACCTCATGATGTTTACCAGGAATAAACCCCGGCCACATGCGTTTTACAAACCCCATGAAATCATTTTGAGCATGGGACTTTGCATCTTCCCTCTCTAACTCCTCTATCTCCTGAAGCAGTATCCGCTGCTCATCCTCAGTAAGTAGATGAAGCTTCCCGGCAGCTGCTTTGGCTAACTGCCTAATGTCCATCTTTCTTCCTAACCACCCGAACACTCCTAGGCTTACCAGGCGTCTTCTTCAAATACCCCTGCTTACACAGACTCTTCACCAGCCTATGCACATTACTCTTACTATCCTGTAGCAACACAAACCGTATGTCGTCATACGAAGGACCAAAGTGGTACAACTCCCACCAAGTCTTCACAGCCAGCAGGACTTTTGCCTCTGCCTGTGTCATATCAAACCTATCAAGATAAAACCAACACCCCACATCATCAAAACACCAGCAAAGTAATTCTGCGATGAATGCGATCTAGCCGGCGGCCCGTTCTCTGCCACCTTGTACCCAGCATACAGAAGCACAAGACCAACCACGATCTTCACTTCAACTCCCTAATCAACCCAGCACACACCTTCGCCCCAGGGTCCTTGGTATTCCTACCCCAGTCCTCACAAACCAAAGCACACCTCTCCCTCTCATGTATCTGTACTAACCTCATAAAAGACAACAAATCCCCAGTAGTACCTATCCACCCACCATCCCCAACCTTCATACCAGCACTACTGGCCATCTTCACCAGATTCATTCAACCTCCTCTGCACCTCTTCCCTAGCTTCCTCCCTAGGCTGCCACTCTATCTTCGGCACCTCCCCCATCGTCTCCGCATACCACCTCTTCGGATCCTCCCATATCGGCCTCTCCTTTTTTTTCCTACCCCCCGTATGGGAACCCACTCCCTCTTCCATGGGGGCCTCTTCTGAGGTAATTCCGCCCATGGACGGAATTGTAGACTTTAGTAGGGGGTGGGGGTCTTCTTCGTGTGGAGGTAAATTTTTTTCGGATGGTTCGTGTGGATTTGCTGGTGGTATGTGTGGATTATTGGACCTAGCGCCGCCCCCAGCCCCCTGGCCGCTTTGCCCCTCCCCCCCTACCGTGGGGTCGCCCTCGTGCGCCTGCGCGTGAGCCGGTGGGTGCGCGTCCACGTCAATCACCCCGCCGAGCCGGGCTAGCTTTTCCCGCAAGCGTGCCGTTGTATCCGAGCCGGTTTGATGCGTGACAACCGAGCGGGTTTCGAAGGCGCTCACGTCGGCTAGCTGGCCGAGCATACGCAAAGCCTGAAGGCGATCGCTATCCTTTTTGGCTGTGCGTGCGAGGTGCTGAAGGGAATCTACGAGGAAAGATCGGATTTGTAGGGGGTTTTGCGAATACCTCAGCCGCTCGACCGCTTGTTGCTGCGACAAGGCCGCTTGCACATTATCTGCCGACGCCGCCCTGCTGGCCATCATGCTCACTGTCTTGCTGTTCGTTGTCTTGGGCTCATGCGTCATAAGGTACGCTTCCCGCTTAGTCGCCCCCGCCCCTATAGCCTCGACCAATGCTTTTTGCTTTGGTGTCAGCGGTATATGGGGAGTGAGCACTTTGTGTGCTGGTATTCCCTTGCTTATGAGGTCAACCGCTACCGGCGGTAATTCCTGCGCCTCACTTGCCATGCTTTGCCCTTCCCTTGCCGTGTGAACGTTATGCGAACGCATTATGACCGTTTATCTGCTGCAGTCAACCGCATGTCAGCTAGAACCTGCCATTAGTCCATTTATACCCTTTGCCCTATTGCATACAATACATGACGAGACTATTATGTATTGCATGTTCAATCACAACCTGGAGATCACCATGACAACCGATCAAGCAATTGAACTTGCTCTCAAGCATGCTAACTGTTCCAGCTCTCACGCTTGTTTATATGATGCCGTCAGAGTACTAGACGCTGAATGCTTTACCCCGGCCGAGCGTCAGCAATACGCTAAACAATGGGCAGCCCGATCGCTTGCTTACTCAGTGGGCATTTTCCATGCTGATTATCAAAAGGCAATCGCCTAATCAACCCGCCCCCTCGGGGGCTTTCCCTTGGAGCTTTCAACCATGACGCACAAATACACTTTCCACAGCGACGCCGGTCACGGCTGGCTTGAGGTTCCCTTTTCCATGCTTCGGAACTTGCAGATCGAAGACAAAATTACCCCCTATAGTTACATGAAAGGAAAAACCGCTTTCCTTGAAGAGGATTGCGACTTATCGACTTTCCTTCAAGCCTATCGCCTGCGCTTTGGGCATGACCCGAACATGGCCGAATTACATACAGAAGATTCGCCTATCCGGGGTTTTCAATCCTATCGCCAACCCTGAGAGCCTAGCCCATCGCCTCGCGTGCGGGGCTTTGGGGTGTGCTTTTGCACCATAACCAGAGAGAACCAATGAAAAAACTGATTAACCGGCTAGCCCTTAGGCTTGCACCCTTTACAGTGCGCGTGCTTAGCTCAGACCGCACTTATACCCACCGCGCCCACACTTACCGCGAAGCACTCGAATGGGCCCAGCAATACCCCGCCGACTGGGGTCGCGTCATTATCACCGGCCGCTTTGGTCGCGCCATCGCAGAACGGGGGCAAGCATGAAAACCTCAGAGCTAATAGGCACTGCCCTTGATTGGGCCGTGGCGAAGTGTGAAGGGCGGCAAGAGCCGGAACTGGTGAACAACTTTGCCGTGGCTTGGTACACATGGCCCAACACGCACTACTCAACCGACTGGGCACAAGGCGGGCCAATCATCGAGCGGGAGGATATCTCTTTCCGCAAGTACCATCGCCCAGACAGTGAAGCGCACGGAAAGTATTACGCCCGCCTTTGTCGTGAAAGCGGCACTCTTGTTGGCTGGCACAAAACAACGGGATTCCAACAAACTGGCCCCACGCCCCTTATCGCAGCCATGCGCTGTTATGTGGCAAGTAAGCTTGGCGATGATGTAACCCTTCCCCCTGAACTGGAGCAATCAGCATGAACGCACCTACAAACCCCGAAGTTATCCTAGCCGCCGTGGTCGATCGCATGGCCACCATCAAGGCGCAGATCGCCGCCCTGACCGACGAGCAAAACAACCTCCGCGACACGCTAATCGACTCAGGCCTGAGCACTATCGACGGCACGCTACACCGCGCCGCCGTGAGCCATTGCGCCGGCCGGACTTCGATTGACTGGCAATCAATCGCTTTGCATTTCAAGCCTTCGCGCCAGCTTATGACCGCGCACACATCAACCGGCGAGCCTTACTACACCGTGAAGCTTTCCGCCAAGCCGGCCGAACGCCGGGAAAGGGTAAAAGCATGAGCCGCTTTGTTTTGCATTTCCTGGGCGATATCGACCGCGACGAACTAAACACCCGCAGCACGCGCTCGGGTGCATACGTCCGGGAATACGCCACCCTGGAAACGATACCCGAGCATGACCGCCGCCAATTTGCTTCGATGCTAGAGCACGGTGAACGCGTCACAAGTTGCGGATCATACGTTTACCAGATCAGGCCCGACCAAATCAACCGGGGCCAGATGGCCCTTGAAGGGATTTAGCCATGCACTGGACCGACTCTTATGGGTTTATTGAACTCACCATAACCAAAGCACAAGCACGCATCGGGCACCATCAAGGGCAATGCGATCGAGATATAGCAGACCTTCGCCGCGTGCCTTCGATCAAAAAGCAATTAGACCGGCTGGACCCCGACCGCGTGCGCGAGGTTTTGCGCAACTATGGCGCGTGGGATCAAGCCGAATTGTCAGACCATGACGCAAACCTGGGCCGCCTTTTGTGGATCGCTTGCGGCGATATCGTGGAGAGCCTTTAATCATGAAAACTTTCACAATATGCATTGCAAGCATCGACGGAGATTTTGTTAACAGTTACACCGCCCGCACGCTGGACGAAGCAAAAAACGCCGCCTTTGACGCATGCGCTCGCGCCTGGGATATGGCCACGCATAACGGGCTATGGATACGCTTTGTCATGGCCGGCGATGTCAGCGTTATCGAGTACCACGACCGGGGCGAAGCATGAAACTAATCACCGCCCGCTATCCCGGCCGCTCTCAATCGGGAGCACCGATTAAACCCGGCGACCAGATCGCTTACGACCCACGAAACAAGCACGCATGGCTCGCGCATGAGATCGAGCCCGACCTTGACGAGGAAACGGCCGAAGCCGTGGGGCGATACATGTCCGGCCGCCGAACCGTTTCCGACCATTACCGCATAGCCGGCCGCGACTACTACCGAAACAAGGCCGGGCTTTGCGAGGATGCGCCCTGCTGTGGCTGCTGCAATTTTTAAGGATGAAAACCATGAACGAACGCTTTACACGGATTAAAAACGACATCAACGGCAACCCGCGCCACATTGTGCATTTCACGGACTGCGAGCCGCCCGAAATGGCCGACCAATTAAGGGCCGACTACACAATTTTGCAACGCTACGAGATGGCAGTGCATAGCGCACGCCCCCACGGGGGCCGCGCCTACCGGGGCCGCGCCTATGGCGGCGGAATTGTTTTCACCGCTTACGACTTCGAGCTTGCCGGCATCATCGAAAAAATTAGAAACGCGAGGCGCACATGAACGGTTTTCTTTTTTACCGGGGCGCAAGCCCCATCGATAACGCCCCGCTGATCGGAATCGCCACATTGACGAGCGAAAACAGCAAAACCGGCGACATGATCCAGACTTGGATTTTGAGAGAGGATATCAGCCCGACCGAAGCACGCCGAACCGGCGAGGATCGGTCCTTTTGTGGCGACTGCCCCGTTAAAAAGCCCTGCTATGTGAACTGGGCACATGCGCCGCTGAAGATATGGAACGCCTACCACCATGGCGGATATATCGACTTGCGCCGAAAGCCTGCAATGATGCGCCGCATAGTATCCGGCCGCACTGTACGAATGGGCGCGGCAGGCGACCCCGCCATGATTCCCTTACAGCACTGGGCCCGAGTATTGGAAGGCGCGGACGGCTGGACCGGTTACAGCCACCAATGGCTCGAACCATGGGCTCAGCCTATGCGCGAATTGTGCATGGCATCAGTGGAGACCTTGGCCGATCAAGACTTGGCCCGTTCAATGGGTTGGAGAACCTACCGTATACGCCGCCAGGATGAACCGCTAGCAAGCAATGAGATCGCCTGCCCCAGCGACACAACCGGCCGGCAGTGCATCACCTGTAAAGCCTGCGATGGCGCACTGAAACCCGCCGCCGCCAGCGTAGCGATTATCATCCACGGACCCCGCGCGAAAGCCTTTGAAAGGGCGCACGCATGAAGGCCCGACCATTTTTCACCTTCGCGCCCGCTGGAGACTTCGAGCGGGAATTTTTCCGACTGGTCGACGATTACCGAGCACGCAACCCGCGCGGACTTTCGGGAACCATAGCCGAGAAGGGAAGCTTTCAGGTTTTCACGCCGCCGAAAACGACTCACCCGATACTGTTCGCCGCGCAAATGGTAAGCCGTAGGGATTACCGCATAGCCGACCCCTACGGGCCCGCTGGCATGGTGGAGTGCGAAGGCAGCTTGCTGTTCTACGGGCTTGCGATACACTCGCCCGGATGAATCCTTTCGTTGAAATGAACGAAGGCATGGCCGAGATTCTCTCGGCTTTGCCCGATCAATTCGAACACCCTGCAACTGCCGCCGCCGCACTGGCCGCGGCTTTTGTCGTGCACTGCCGCGCCTGGGGTATACCCGACGAGACCGCACAAACGCTTATCACCGCCGCCCTAGCCGATTACACAATCACGAAGCATTGACCGCACCGCACCGAGACCAGCTCTCACATGCAAATCATTAGCATCATCGCCAAGCGTAGGACTCATGCACCACGGCAAACCCGAAGCCTTAGCCACCCGCTGGCCCGTACCGCTCGAATCATGATCGGCAACGATACGCCCGCCCGTGATTTTGGCCACATGCGCCAGGTTACCCGCGCTGAAGCACACCACCACCCGCACATCAGAAAACCGCAACGCCGCTTGCACGCTTAGCCCGGTCGCGTAGCCTTCGACTAGCCACGGCTCCCGACCCCGACCGAGCACGAACACCGCGCCTTTCGCACGCGTGCCTGGTATGAAGCGTTTTTCACCACTGACTTGGATTCTCTGGGCGCCCACCACCCGCTGCGTATTCACATCCCTCATGGGTACGATCAGCTCTTCACCAACGACTAGCCCCTTTGCATCTGGGAATCCCTTGGCTTTCAGATAGGGATGCTGCGCCATGGTTGCCTTGTTGATCAGCTCCTGCGCTTGCTTGGCCGCCCGTGCGTGCTTGATACGCTCTTCACTATCGTCAAAGTATTTGATGAACTGACTTACCTTCTCACCATACCGGGCGAACGATTCCATGGTGGCCCAGTTCTTCACCACTCCTGAGTTGCCATCAAAGATGTAAGCACCATTCCTCTTGCGTGGCTTATCTACCGTGGGTACTCGGTGCCACCTGCCATCAGGTATGGCATGGTTGATGATCAGTCCATGGGCCTGTGCATGTGCAACAAAACTCATGCGTTCTTCTCCTCAAGGAACTTGTCTATAGCGTTTATAAGCTCCGCCCTGTCAGTGTATTTCTCGTAAAAATCTTCTGCTTCATTTAGCGTCAGCCCCACCCATTCACGTTTTGGAATTACTTTTTCGTGGTATGTCTGATCGTTCATTACTGCCATAGCAAGTGACTCGCATGTTTTGCACGGCGTAGGGTCTTTGTAAAGCGCAGTCCATCGCTCAGGATGACGACCAATATCTGCTGGTATGTGCGTGATGACATTACCTTCAATAAAGTTGTGCATCCACGCCACCGGCTCCTCCTCAGGCTTCGGCGCGTACACCAACAAGTGCTGCCAAACACGCGGATCAACAGTGTCAGCCTCAGACCCCAACCGATCAACGCAGTCCATCAATTCATCGGTCAACGAACGTGCTTGGCTCAGGGCGTCAATCTCCTCATCCGTCAACCCAACCCACTCACGCTTTGGTGGTGCGGTGTAGAGTGGAATCTTTGGCAGGTTTACTATTGTTGGCGTATGCCACGATGTAAGTTTGGCCCACTCAAGTTTTTGCTTTTCCACATTAATAAACGCCACAGGCTCTTGCTCTGTCTGCTGTAGGCAGCAATGCCCACAACGTGGACACTCAAAGTCATCAAGATATGACCTTGGCTTCTGGTGCATGTTGTGATCCCCACTCATACCTTCCCCCCAAGTAGTAGCCTCAATGAATCCATGACCCAGTACTTCGGGCCTGTCGTTATCCCCGCGGCGATGCGCCATATCGATGACTGCGTTACACCAATTGACTTGGCAATCTGGTGATGCGTCATGCCCCTAGCTTCCAGCGCTCTCACTATTTCCTGTGGTGTCATACCAACCTCCTGCCGAACTTACTCTTTGCATACTTGATGACCTGCTGTTTGATCTTGTTCTGTGTAACCATCCTTGGCTCCACAAAGATCGCCTCGTGAAACTTCCACTTAGGCCAATCCCCCGTCAGGTTCTTGTACTGAGCCTTGGCAAATCGCTCAGCCGCCGCAAGATCCCCGCGCTTCCTGTCTTTGCTGATCTGCACAATCTCCCACCAAACCAGCCGCTTATCCGACATCCAATCCGATGACTTGGTGCCGCCAAACTCCACCATCTGACCCTGCACAGCAAATACATTGCTCATTGCCCTGCGCTCTGACCCGCACGATGGACACACCCGACCGCGGAACATGTACCCGCACGCCGTGCATTTGATCTCTGCCTTCTCTTTCTCAGTAGGCTCCTTGCGTACCTTGGCATCCAGCTTTCCATCCTCTAATTCCTGTACGCCATGGGCAAATACCTCTACCTGATCCTCCCAGAACCGGGTCAGATTGCCTGCGTGATCAAGCCACACAGCGTATTCTTTGCCGGGATGCGGGCGCATAACCCTGCCCATCTGCTGAATGTGACCCGATAATGATTTTCTATATGGCCTGGCACATACACCGATTTTAATATCTGTAACATCAAATCCTTTTGCCAATGCTTCACAAGATATTAATCCGATAATATCGCTATCAGGTTTTCTGAACTCTTCGATTAATTCCCTGCGTCGTTCGTTATTACCATCTTTATAACTGATCTGCTGGAAGTTATAACCTCTCTGTGCAAACTCCCTGCACAATTCCTCACCGTGTGCAACGGTTGCGCTAAATACAATGGTTTTAACTGGGCCATTAAAGTGTTTATTGGTAGCTTCAACCCACTCGGACACAATGTCTCCGACGATCTCAACCCCTTGTTTTTCCATATCTTTTTCTGCCCACTCGCCATCGAACTTAACCTCGGCGCCACGCATATCCATTTCGGATTTCGCTACAAACATTTTAACGGGCACTAACCAACCGTCATTAATTAGTTTATCGGTCGTGGTGCTATTTACTACGTTAGTAAATATCTTTGATAATCCTTTTGTAAATGGCGTTGCAGTTAATCCAACAACAATTGCATCAGGATATTTTTCAATCGCATTAATTACTGAACGGTGTAATACATGCGCCTCATCTACCACTATAAGCTTTGGAGCGTTATCTATCTTGCGTCTTGCTAATGTCTGTGCGGATATAACCTGCACATATTCATATGGACGCCAGCGCCAGTGATCCGCCTGTATAACGCCATGGGATACGCCATACCTATCCAGTGTTGCGCTGGTCTGGTCTACCAGTGACACCCGATCGCATATGAACCAAGCCACGTTCTGCTTGGCCTTTGCTTCGTTCAACAGATAGCTGGCACTTACAGTCTTGCCCGCTCCGGTGGGCGCCACCAGGATCTGTGACCGGTGCCCTTTACGGACACCATCACGTAGCTCATCCAGTGCTTTGATTTGGTAGTCACGCAGACTTTCGATCAGCATGTTTCTTCCAATACAGAACTTGTTTCTTGAGTTCGGCGCACTCCCGCTGCCACTTGTCTCGGGCCTCGGTAAGGTTGTCGATCGTGGACTGCATCTGCTTCATGGTTTGGTAGTGCTCTGTATCCCTGAGCGCTGTAAGGATCGTGACTTCCTTGGCCAGCTCTTGGTAGTTATCAAGGATCTCTTGGTACTGCTCATTCAGCTCGTCATAGGCCACCTTCAAGGCGTCATACTTGTCCTGTGCCACGGCTGACTTCAGAACGGGCTTAACGGGCGCTGGAGGCACGTTCTCTGGCTCCTCCTTGTCTACGACCTTGATGGCCTCACGAAGGCTCATAGCCCCTTTCTTGACCTTCTCTATCACCTCCTTGTCGCCAGACTGCACCACCTTCTTGGCCCGCTCTACTGACTTCTCACCTACCCCGGCACGCTTAGCCATCTCTTTGGAAGTAATTCCGTCCATGGACGGAATTTGATACTTTCGTAGGGGGGTACCCACGCCTGCCCATGTGCTGCAACTGACTACGGCCATGGCCTTTTGTGCTGGTGATAGATGCCTGCGGTGCAGGTTCAGGTCCATGACATAGGACACTGGGTCTTTCCCATCGAACTCATGGAAGGATGGATTGATGTCCAGCTGTAAGCAGGCACGGAACCGGTGCCATCCGTCCAGGATCTTGTTCTCATACGTGGTGATGGGTTCACGCTGCCCATGGGCTTTGATGGATTCCAATAGGTCTTGGAAGTCCTCATCGGGCATGTCAGGGAATGCTGCTGATAACTGGTGTCTTTCCATATCTCTCTCTTAGTTAATGACGCTCGGTGACTTTGGTGCTCACGATTTTTTTGACTCACTTTATTGTTTTGGTTCTCTCTAAAACTCTGGTTCGTTCATCCACTTTGGTTCTCTCCGAATGACTGACTCACTTCTCTATCCTGGTTCTCTTACCTGCTATGGTTCGTTCTAGCTCCCTGGATCTCTCGGCAGTTGCGACTCACTCTCTTACGGTGGATCTCTCACAAATAGTGGTTCGTTCGTGTACTTTGGCTCTCTCAGACTGGCTGACTCACTCTCATACCAAGGTTCTCTCGCAATCTCTGGTTCGTTCTGGACGATTGGTTCTCTCTCTTTTTCTGACTCGCTCGGCCGAATTGGTGCTCTTGGCCAACTTGGCTCACTCTCGATTTATGGTTCTCTTCCATTGCTTGGTTCGTTTACAACTTGTGGTTCTCTCCGTTAACTTGACTCACTCTGGGCGGATGGTGCTCTGGGCTCGAGTGGTTCACTTGACCGATTAGGTTCTCTCTTCGCTCTAGGTTCGTTCGGCTGACTCGGTTCTATTTGCGTCGATGACTCACTTCCCGGTAATGGTTCTCTTGCTTGTTTAGGTTCGTTCCTGGTGGCAGGCTCTCTTACCCGACATGACTCACTCTATCAACGGTAAAACTATCAGTGGTCTTGGTTCGTTCTGGTGCATTGGTTCTCTCTCGCATGTTGACTCGTTCGCATGAATTGGTTCTGTCGGTTACCTTGACTCGCTTCCTCAGCATGGTGCTCTTTATAACCCTGGCTCGTTCTGCGTGTATGGTTCTCTCGCTTTTAGTGACTCGTTCTGCCACATTGGTTCTCTCTGGACGGATGACTCGTTCGATCTCCTTGGTGCTCTCGATGCCAGTGACTCGTTCTAGTGATATGGACCTCTCCAGATCATTGACTCGTTCTCATGGTCTGGTTCTCTCTTGAAATTTGACTCGTTCACTTTCAATGGTGCTCTCGACTCGAATGACTCGTTCTCATATATTGGTTCTCTCGCAACTGATGACTCGTTCTATGGTTTTGGTTCTATCTTGTTCGATGACTCACTCAATCCATTTGGTGCTCTTGGTGAGCGTGGTTAAACAGGTGATGGTATGAAATGAGCATGGCCCATGTGTGCAATCGGATAGGGCAGCGGCGGCTTCGTACCAAAGTGCGTCTCATACCAAGCTCCATGGAGGTGGCTCAGGAATAGCTTAACCGCATACCTTCTTGCCCTTGCATCGATCTGGCCTGGTGGAAGTACGCCATTGGATAGGTGCTTGTAAGCTTCCGTGGTCTTGCCTACCTTCTCCTTCAGTTGCTCAGCCAGTTCCTTGTTATCACCACGCTCATTGCGGGCGATCTCAAAGTTCTTGCGCTCCCTGTAAATGTGACCGTAGTAGCAATCATCACGGCCAGAGAACTTCATGAAGGATTGGCCAGCCTTCCAGCAAAGCGTCTTCAGTCCTGCATTCCATGGGCGCTTCTGTCCCTTCTCCCATTTGCTTGTGGGATCTAATCCAGCATAGCGCCAGATATGTCCAACGGTAGGAGCCTTCTCAATATCAATGTGCGCTAACAGCCCCGCGGAAATGACAGGGCCAATGCCTACGATCTGCCGCATCCATGCGCCCATGACATGCGACTCAGTGTAGGAATCAAGCGCCTTTTTGATCTGCTCTTCCAAGCCCTTGGATTGGGATGCTAGCCAGCCGATCACTGCATTGGGCTCCATGGATTCATCCAGCGCCCGGACTTGGTTGGTGGAACGCTTACGGTCTTCTTGGGCGATGTAGTAGTAATCGACCAGGAATCTTGCCTCATCATCAGACAGCTTGGCGGCTGCGACTTTAAGGTCCTTGGTCAGCTTCATGATTGGTTCTAAGTTCATAGTTTCCCCGCTAGGTTGAATGGGTCATGCCAACTAAATTGTTTATAGGTGTAAAGCAACTGATTAAATCGGACCGGGTGTTTGGTTGCTGTGACATAACCAAGCCCAGTCAGTACACGCAAACGCTCTGCCGCCGTGGTTCTTGAGACGCCAAAGTGTTTTGCAGCATCCTCTGACGTGAAAGGTTCTTTACGATCCTTTATCCACGCCAGATAAGATTCATCGATGGGTTTCACTACTGCCCCCTTGCCAAATACCACGCCCATCGGCGCTTCTTGGCGATCATTTCTAAGTAACGCTTGATGTAGGTTTTGATTTCAACGCCTAACGACTTGGCGTAAAGCACGTCCGCCTGCGAGACGATGATCTTGCCTACCCTGTCTTCACCTCTCACTTTGCGAACTTTCATGCTTGCCCCCTTGCTCGTATGGCGGTGGTGCACTGTCTTGCACCGCTTGCCATTCCTTGATCTTCTGGATATGCAAACTTGTCCCAAAGTTCTTCGGCTCGTGATTCAACTTCTTCACACGCCTTCACACACGCCTCACGCTCGGCAGCAGCAACAAGGGCGGCGAAGCGTTCAAAAGCATCGGTATAGTTCCATAGGTCAGGATCAAGCCCTGCCTCCCGCGCCATGCGGATTATTTCTTCTCGGTTCATGTGTTTCCCCTTGCGCGGATGGCGGCGGCAATCCGCTCACGTTCTTTGCGTAAGATCTCAAGCGTCTTGGTTTGCACCGGTTCGTCCGTCCCCTGCACGACTAATTCAGCACACGCTTCACGTTCAGAAACAACAAGTGCCTTAAGACCCCCTCGGATTTGTTGATGCGTTAGCGTCAACAAGTCGCGGTCGCCATATTGATTGCCGTGGCGATCTACCAATCTCATTGCCAGTGCGTAACGTTCAACCAAAGTCATGATGTCTTCGCGGTTCATTTCTCCCCCCTTGCTCGGATGGCGGCGGCGATCAGCTCCCCGTCTATTGACGGTCCCTCTTGAAAACAAATGGAAGCACACGCCTCACGCTCGGCAGCAGCAACAAGGGCGGCAAACCGTGTTACAGAATTTAATGGCTTTTCGTCAGATCCGTAAGCCAATCCTGCCTCCCGCGCCATGCGGATTATTTGTTCGCGGTCCATCAGAACGGTGCCTCTTCAATAGGCTCCTCGGCCACGGGTTGCTTCTCAAGCACCTCTCCGTCTTCGCAGTAGTGGTACTTAAATGGCCATTTATCGCCAAGCTGTTTGATGATTTCGTCCATGGTTATCTCCTTGTCGGTAGGAGTATTTAACCACAGTTTTATGCGTTTGTGCATACCGTTCGTCAGGTCGACGAGCGGTCAGAAGATGCGTAGCTTCACGTCCTTTAGCTGCACTTCTTGGGTCGGCTCGGCATCACGCCAGTCGGTCATGTCCCAATTCCCTTTCCCATGATTACAGGGTTGGCATAAAATTTGGCAGTTGTCCAAAGACAAAGCCAGATGAGGAAAGAGTTTGCGTGGCTTGATATGGTCAACATTGATACGCACGCCATCGGCCGCGGTAGCGCCACAGCACTGGCACCTGGCACCATATTTCTTCAGCGCCTCCATACGCACCCTGCGCCATTCATAGGTCTCAAGGAAGGCATCAGAAGCCGGGTTGATTTTCTTTGCTTTCCACAACGCAGAAAGTTCGTTGGGAGTGGCAGCCTCTTGCTGCTTCTTCACCATATTGGCAAGCGCTCTTAGCCGTGTCTCATTGAGCTTGCACCACTGCTTGGTGGTCATCTCAGGTGGCTTGTGCATCCCATCCTTGGCGGCCGCCAGTACGATCAGGTCATAAGGACTCTTGCCGCTCTTCTGAGCATATCCAATCCGGCTTTTCAAATACCGGGTCCATATCGCTCCAACAAATACAACACCCTTCCTTGCCATGCTCTAACCTTTAGAACAGTTTAAAAAAAGATCCGTGTTCCGTGTTCCGTGTTTATATTTATAACTTCTTTCTTCTTTCTTACTGTATGCATTCGGTTCAGATCTCGGTTTGAATTCGGAAATACTCACCTAAACCCCTGCGAGAGGGGTTTAGTGTGGCATTGATGCGTCCGGACGAGTCTTCGGAATCAACGGCTAGCCTCTACGCATGGGCTAACTATGGAAGTTACGGTGACGCGCACCCCTGTCTCTGGTCTTCCATCCCTCTTGCGAGGTCACTCATATCAGTCGGGCTTTTGACAGATCCCCGTGGCCCTCTCGCGCAGTTACGGCGGCGTTTCTAGCGGTCTGGCTGCGCAAAGTTATCGGTTTCGGCTGGGTTCTGAGTCCCACTTGGCTTGCAGCTAACTTCGGTCTGCAATCCGTGTATCAAAAACACAAAGGCCGCTTACTGCTGCTCCCGGTCGTTGTCCCTCGGTTAAGAGGGCGGAAGCATGAGTAAACGGCCTTCAGGTTTGTTGACAACGACGACAACAAAATCATGATACCATAAATTTCACGGCTATGTCCATGGTCGTGTCTCCTGGTTGTTTAGGTCTTTCCCCGGCTCCCCTCGCCGGGGTTTTTTTTGAGCCAGTTACTGAATGCCTGCGTATCAGCCAGTAGCTTGATGGACCTGATCTGCAACTCCAGTGCCACGCGCTGCGCTATCTCCTGGCGCACCTGAAGCTTCACTGACTGAGGTATTGATTCGATCATGTCGTTCACGATCGCCTTGCGTATACGTGGATCCATGGGTCATCCTCATCGTTGCTATTGCTACCTCAAACGATACCTGCATCCAATCATTTTCATCAAATGGCCCTTGGCCACCCCACACCACCAGAAACACACTGATCGGTAAATACACATCCCAGTACCTCGCATGGTTCCTTCGATGAAATAGGATCGGCATCAGCCCATCCCGCCATGCACTATTCAATGCCTGCCGCTGCCATGCACGCCAGTCAGGGTTCTCGGCTCGCTTCACCTCCACCGCCCAACCCCATACTTTCATATCATAGCCACCCGCCGCGGACTGCTCATAATTCAATTTGACTTGGAAATCCAGCGCCTGCGATATGAGCTTGGCCACTTCCAACTCCCCACGCCGGCCCTTCTGTCTGCTATTGATTGCCATTGGTCGGATACCTCCTATATGTATTGCCATATGTTGTGAACATAGAGTACCATTCTTTCACTGGAGAACACAATGAATGCTGAACAACTCATACCTGAACAACGCGTTTTAATGGCTGCTATTAACCTGGCCATCTTTGACTCATGTAAGCAACCCATCATAGCCGGTGACTTGCTTACCAAATCCAAGAAGCACAAGGATTACAAGCTTCATATTGATGCACGCACATCCTTCCAGTTCATCTTTGGCGAAGGACTGGAGAACTTCTGCAACTGGCTGCCGCTTGATCCGGGCTGGTTACGCAAGAAGCTTCTTGATTACATGTTTGATGACGGCCCCAAGAAACCAACGGCCAAGGATGTTGTGGTTCGTGTGGACGATCAGCAGCGTCGAATGTTCCGTATCAATTACAAACTTTACAAACTGGAGAGAGAAGCATGTTGGACATCACTGGAAGAAGAAAGCCAAGAGCTACCCATCAAGCAGGTCATATCGCGCTTAGACCAGAAAGGCCGCGTATTGGAAGTCGATACGTCAGGCCGGCGCCTAAGTGGCAAACAGAAATTCCACCTGATCAACTCTGGATCCAAAACGTCTACCTCAACCAACCCGTCTCCGAATGGACCTGGCACGGCCGATGGTCAGGCGTCCTCCGAGTGATCCTGATCTTGGCCCTTGTGTTTATTTTCTACCATGCCGGCCGCTGGGTACATGCCGGTATGCCCACGGGATATTGAGATGCTGGCATCAGAACTTATTCAGAAGCAGATCGACGCGCTCAAGGAAGTGATAGCCAAGCTAGAGCGCCTCAAGGAAGACGTGGAGCCCATGAAGCTTGATGAGGCAGAAGAGCTATGGGATTCGATTGACATGGATACCTTGAAGAATGCTCACAACTTTGGTGACTTCATAGAGATAGTGAGGAAGGTATCTGCTTACTACAACATAGGAGCCAGGCGATGAGAAAGCACACACCGGGACCATGGAAGTTAGAGCCATACGATTCTTGCTTGGCAGGTGAAGACTTTCAATGGGGCGGCATATGGGCTGGGCCGGTAATGCTTGATGGCATTAATTACGGGCAGCCAGCATACGCAACTATCAAACCTGAAACGTTAGAACGAATGGAAGCTGATGCCCGCCTGATCGCCGCAGCGCCTGATTTGTTAGATGCGCTTTTGATGGTGCTGGACGATCCAAATGCCCTGGATGGTAGACCACGAACTTATGAGTATGTGCACGCCGCCATCGCTAAAGCAACAGGAGAGAAAGCATGAGCAGACAAGCTATGCAAATGGCGCTGGAGGCGCTGGAGTTATATCAAAGCAAGAGCAGCGTTCAAATGTTTGACGATGCCGTTAAAGCCCTGCGCCAAGCGCAGCAGACAGAGCAAGAGCCGGTGGCGTGGATGTTTGTCAATGAAGACGGTGAATGTGAGCAGATTGAGTATGGCCCTGTCTTTGATGACCCTGGGGTAACACCGCTTTACACCGCACCACCAAAGCGTGAATGGGTTGGGCTGCATGGAAGTGAAGTACCAGAACCCTACAAATATGACGTTATGTTTAATGAAGGCTGGTGGTGGGCAGAGGAGAAATTGAAGGAGAAGAACCATGGCTGAAAACAAAACAGCAAAGACACCAACAGATAGCGGGGTAGGTTTTATTGACGGCGTGTGGCATGGGCCTACGGCGTGGCAGTGCCAATGCGGCAAACCCTATACGGTTACTTGTATTTCAAGCAAACCAGCTAAGCGTGAATGGGTTGGGATGACGGCTTATGAAATACAAGAGATCCATTCAGGAAATCAGCACTGGGGTGATTTTGCTTGCGCCATCGAAGCCAAGCTAAAGGAGAAGAACACATGAACCCACAACCCAAAGCCTTAGTGCTGGCTGATGCGCTAGAAGAACTTGACGTGCAATTCAGCCACACGGGTCTATGCGGAGAAGCCGCCGACGAACTGCGCCGATTGCATGAGGTGAATCAGGATCTGCTGGCTTCAGTCGTTGAGCTCTTGAACAGCATTCAACCGGACCGAGACTGGCACAAGGCAAAGCGTGCCCGAGCCGCCATCGCTAAAGCAACAGGAGAGAAAGCATGAACATAGACACAGGCAGGCCAGCGTTTCCGACAACGCAATACATAAACGGCATCAGCCCAAGTGGGCACGATGTCGGCATGACCCTGCGCGATTACTTTGCAGCCAAGGCGATGCAAGCACTGGCGCAGAAATACAGCCATGAAGGGGATATTTCACGCAACGCATACAAAATTGCAGACGCCATGCTGAAAGCGAGGGAAGCATGAGCAGAGAAGCTATTGAAGAAGCGATAGAGGTGCTGGAGGATGCAAGCGCAGAGATGCTGATGGAAACAGGCGATAAAAATTACTACATCGAAGCCATTGCCGTTTTACGCCAAGCACTTGTCGATGCCGACGACACATCACAAGAACGTGTTGATGAAATCGTAAAAGATGAACATGAGCCGGTGGCGTGGGCCAATTCATTCGACCTGCAAAACTTTGACATGAAAGTGCGGACAGGTCCTGACCTGCACCACACAGTGCCCCTCTACACCGCACCAACAAAACGTGAATGGGTTGGGCTGACGGATAAAGAGATACAAGATTTAGGTTATCTGTCCGAAAAGTTTGATGCAAGTAATTCAGAGTGGTTTGATCGATGGGGATTTGCCCGAGCCATTGAACAATCCTTGAGGGAAAAGAACCATGGATAAAGAAGCTATTGAAGAAGCGATAGAGGTGCTGGAGGATGCAGGCGCAGAGATGTTAGGGGAAACAGGCGATGAAAATTACTACGGTGAAGCCATTGCCGCACTGCGACAAGCATTGGAGACAGAGCAAGAGCCGGTGGCTCACGTTGACCACCGCATTCACGGCTGGCCGGATTGCCTCGTGATAAAAGCCGACCCGCCGGATAGAGAAGACATCATCCGCATGGCTAGAGAAGCAGGGCTTGCTGATTCCAACGGGGTTGTTCATGCTTTTTATCAGCTTGAATACTTTGCATATCTTGTTGCCGAGCATGAGCGCGAAGCTATATGGAACTTGCTGTTTGAGTACGCAGGTAGAGATGATTTATCTGATTCAGATCAATCGCTGCTTAAACATTTATTAGATCTCATCGCAGCAAGGTGGCAAGAATGGAGTAACAAAGAAGGGGAAGAATCATGGATAGAGAAGAAATAATCCGCATGGCGCGGGGGGCTGGATTGGCTTACGGATCTGACGAAAAGCCGTTAAATTCTGTAACACGCTTCGCTGCCCTTGTTGCCGAGCATGAAAGAGAACAGTGTGCAAGGTTGTGCGACCAGATGTTTCATGACTGGTGCAATCAAGAATTTGAAGACGAGGACGAGGCTTACAAAAACAAACCGGATGCCGAGGATTGCAAGAAAGCCATCCGCGCAAGGGGAAACGCATGAACCGCGAGGACATCATCCGCATGGCGCGGGCGGCGGGGTGCAAACCTTTCAGAAGCCCAGAGCACTGGGACGATGTGCAAGTCTTTGCCACCCCCGATGTTCTTGAACGCTTCGCCGCCCTTGTTGCCGAGCATGAACGCGAGGCGTGTGCAAGGTGGTGCGATATTGTTGCGCGTGAAGTTGACGACATAAATGGATTAGCGGGTTATTGCGCTAAAGGTATACGAG